ATTTCTCTGGGTTGAAGTTGCCACAATACTGTAGACAGTTTTCAATACCATCAGAAATCATCTCATCTCTATAAGTATAGTTAATGAAATTTGGTCTATACGATAAGTGATTTGCAATCTTTAGAAAGCATTCACCAATATAATTAGTAACAGGTGGTTGTGGGTCACCTAGTTCCTCAGCGTCTTTGCATCTATCTTTCCATTCTGCCATGGCGGCAAGAAAGTCTGCATTATTGACGTAGTGAACACCCTTTTGTTTTTTAGCCATTATAACTCCACATATTTGTTGCATATAATTTACAACTATTCATATAGTATACACTTTTACAGAAGAAAGTCAATAGAAAAATAAATTTAAGTTTATTTACTAAAAACTGTTGACAACCCCTTGACACGGTTGTATAATGGGTATGTACCCTTTAGAGAATAATAGATTTAGTGTATAGTTTTAGACATCATAGAATATGTCTCTAGAGCTTCTTCCATCTCTATCTCATCTAATTCATCTTCAGTAGGTTCTCTCCAATGTCCCCAACTATCTTCTTCCTCAGATAACATCCTTAGAACACAAGCTTCATAGAACTTAGATAGTCCAACTGATGCATCTGCTTTAACAATCACACTACTCTTATTAACACTAAACACTTCTTCATCTGCAAAGTGTATCCACCTTCTTAAAGAGATTGATTCTTCAATACCTTCTCTTGTTAACTTTGGTACAGCACTAACCATCAAAGGATTTGTAATTTCAAATGTCCTTGGATGTTCATCCCCTACCAATCTGCATACAATTTCTTCACCACTTGATAACTTTAGAATAATGTTTTCGTCAATCATTTTATTCTTATCCTTGTAATTTCGTAATCGAACTCTTCCTCTGCGTATATATTTATGCGTTCTTGAAAGTGGTTTATGGTAAAGTTTCTTTTTGATTTGTGGGTAAAGTCATCTGCAATATCGTAGAGGGTGGCGGTATCTTTACTTTCACTCTTACGCAATCCTCTGCCAATACTCTGCAAGGTACGGACTCTAGACTTGCTAGGACTTGAGAACACGATGTTGTGAAGGTTACGGATATTGATACCAGTAGAAAAAGTACCATAAGACGCAACAATAATTGCACTCTTTTCTTTTTCAGTAATAGCACGAATGTCTTCCCTTGTGTTCGTATCAGTACCACCGTAGACATAAAACACTTTCCTGTCCGTAGCTTCTGATATCATCTTATGAAGAACATTACCATGTTTCTCTACATACTGGAACAGTACTAGTGTATTACCCTTTAGGTTAAGTGTCAAGTCTTTTATGAATTTATTTCGTTTCTCGTGTGTTACGATGTAATCCATTTCATCTTGATAACTCATTCCCTTAACATTCTTACACTCTTCTTCAGAGTAAGTTAGAACTAAGGATTTGATTTTGAATTCGGCAAGTGTCTTCTCATCAATTAGTTTCTTAGTAGATATGACTTTATTTAGTGTTCCAAACAATCCTTCCAGAACAAGTCTGTGTGTTTGCATACCATCCAAAGTACCTGTCAATCCAAACCTATACTTACATTGATCTAGTTTGGTTAGGATAGAAGTCAAGGATTTAGACTTAAATAAATGTGCCTCATCTCCAATAACCAATCCAAAACTATCAAAGTATGATTTGGGCATCTTGTATAATGATTGCCATGTAGATATTACTACAGGCCTTGAGACTTCCCTGTCATGTCCACTATACACTCTCTGCATGTTGTTCTCAGACCAACCATAATCAACAAAGTCTGAGTACATCTGTTCTACTAGAGATGTAGTAGGAACTAGTATAAGAGTCTTGTCTGTTTCTTTGTCCTTTAAAAGCAACTTATAGTAACGCACAAGAATGTATATTATTAACGATTTCCCAGAAGCAGTAGGGCTAAGAAGCAAGGCACGATGTTTTCTAATAGCAAAATCCACGGCATCAACTTGATAGTCACGAGGTTTAATAGGTTTTCCTCTAGACTCAAGTTTGAGTCCATTGATAAATCCGTTAAGTATTTCTCTGTCGAGTTGTTTTTCATCCTTTAATTCCTCACTAATTTCATAGGGTTCTTCCCAATCTTCTAACCACTTTTGCAGATATGATAACAATCCAAGATACAACTCTCCTGTCTGTGCAGAATACAGTCGTATCTTTCCATCCCAAATGCGATTTCTATATGCAGGCATAAACTTAGCGCCTGGCACTTCAAATGTAAAATGATCTGATAGTGAACGAGCGGTAGAGGGTTCAGTACTTACCTCTAAGTAAACCTCGTTCTTCTTTGTTACCTTAGTCACTTATACAACACCATCCACAAACTTGCGCCACTCAATAGCATTTTTTATTTCCCAATTACGATTGCCGACTTGTTTTAGAATACGTTCACAAGTGTCTTGACATATTTTGTAATATTCTACCTTCTGTTTTGCCTTGATGAGGTCTTCATCAGATTCCAGATAGATGGGTAGGTCTGCTTTTAGAATTTTATGGTCGAATGGGTTGTCACGATACACAGTTGCATCAGCTTTACCACCGTAGTACTCCCACTTCTTTCGATAGAGTACACGATAAGTCCCTTCATTCATAAGAACAAGTTGTCTAAATGTGTTGTAGATAGTTAGGTATTTTTGGTGAAGAGATGCAGCCCTCAGAGATTCATCTCCAAGTTCTATTTTATCTATCTTCAAGTCTTTTTCGGCGGATGCCTGCAATTCATCTAATGTCATAATATTTCCATCTTATAAGGTGTGAACAGGGTCAACGAACTTACTGTTCTATATTTTCTCTCAAATTCAGAGAACCAATTAAGGGTGTCTAAGTCGAATCCCCCTGTTCACTGAGATATTTATAATACTTTTAAACTTTGTTTCCCAAAACTTCTAATGAGTAAAAGTCATAATTCATAGTCATTGTTGCCGATAATCCTGTTGCATCTGTGTCTTTCGTATCAAAGTTCATTCCAGATAAAGATGTAGGATATGCATTTTTAAAGGTAATTCTCACAATAGGATTATTTTTATTAGTCATAATCATAAGTGTTGCGTCACTAGCTAGTGTAGATACTTTATCTGCACCACTGCGTAGTGTTCCAGCATCAGTGATAGCATCTGAATACTGTTTAGTACTTTCTGGGAATCCAATACCTGTCATCCAATCGTGTATCTCACGCCAGTTGTGTAGGTTTTCCTGTACGTTAAATGATATTTCAAGTGGTTCGTAGGTTAAAGTATCTCCCATCATAGGGATTGCGGTAAATCTACTATTCAACACTGCGTCACCAGAAAAGGCGATGCCTGGCAAATTTGCCTCTGTAATAAAATATTCTGTGTTTGGTATTTTAAGTACAGAAAATCTAAACTGAGTTGGACGAGCTAAGTCCAGATTATCTGGTTGTCTGTCTAAAGGATTTGTTTTAATAGCCATCGTCATTTTCCTCTGGTTCTAGTACTCCGTACCAATTCCATCTACCGTCTTCGTTAGAATCCATATTTTCCATATAACTATTTATAAGACAAAAAAAAGGGAGAACCGAAGTTCTCCCCTTAAAGATTGGTTTAATCCAATTCTTATCGTTATTACATGATGTTTGTAACTTGTACTCTTCTGTAATATACGTTGTCGTTTGCAGTCAAAGCACCACCACGAGCAGTTGCACCACCAGCAAATGGGTTTGCAGTCAAGCCGTAGCGAGTCTTGAAACCGATTTTAGGTTGGAAAGTGTTTTCACCAACCGCACGAACCATTTGTAACGGAACGTATGGGCAGTAGAAAAGACCTGCATCGTAAGGTGAAGTACCTTTATAACCCACTGTGAAGTACTGTTTAGCATCTCCATTAGCAGCATATGGGTCGATATACACTTTGAAACGTCCGTTAAGAACACCAGCAAATGTAGAACCTGAGTCATCAACATTCAAGTTGTTGTTCAGAGCAGGAGTGTAATCTAATTGTCCAGCCATTTGAAGTGCAGATGCAACATCAGATGAACAGATAATCATGTTACCTTTTCCTCTACGAGTTTGTTGTGCGATAGCGTTTGCTTCACGTTCTACTTGGAACATAAGTCCTTTGAACTTCTCAACACTCCAACGTCCGTTTGAGTCAACGTCCATGTCGAAGATACCAGTAGTAGCAGTATCAGTCTGTGCGCCTGGTTTAGCAGTCACATATACTGTACGAACGATTTCACGGTTGATTTCTGCAAGAATTTCAGCAGATAGAATGTTTGCAAGTTCTGTTTCAGCATCCAAACCGTGGATTGCTTTAAGGTCTTGTGCAAGTTCCATTGTGTATTCTGCTTTAAGAGCACGTGATTTAGCAGTAACAGTTTGCTTTTCGATTGAGAAAGACATCTCAGCGAATGCATTGTTAGATGCGTCACCTAGTGCTTCAGCAGTTGTAGTTGACATACCACCATCAGCAGTATATGCGCCTGGCGAACCATCGTTAAGAACAGCAGGGTTAGTTTCACCGTTAGATGAAGTACCGGCAGAGCCTGGGATGTTAGCGTTTGCCGCGGCACCAGAGAATGCTGATTCTGG